ACGAACATTTGTGATTGACTGATTTGTGTTAGCAAGTGCAGCACGTTCTACTGCCTTAGTTTGATAGATAGCGGCAGCATTAGCTACTTGCAAACGATCATTGATAAGCGTGCGCGTAGCAGTATTCTGTGCATAACGGCTTTCAATATCAACACCACCAACTCTAACCTTTGTGGCCTTAAGCTGTGATACGTTTAGATTTGCAGTTTCAAATGATGCATGATTGACATTAATACTACCTGCGCTAGGCTCTAGAGTATAATTACCAAACACATAGAAATCTTTGGTACCAGCATCACGGAAAACCCCAACGTGATTATTGGTGACACCATTTTTTCTATAATGACCGTAGAAACCAATATCGCTGACATCAGCAGTATTATTATTTGCAAGCGCAATCAGATTATCTGAGGTATTGATAGTTGTCTGATTAACAAATGTTGTATTACCAGTAACTGTTAAATTACCAGTAATGCTTACATTTGCACTAAATGCTACTCTACTTGTTACTGTTTGCGGGGTCGATGAAGTTTTATTTAAGAAATTGGTATTTACATAAGAATTAGAAGCAGCATATGCTTTCGTTGCAAATTTAGCATCGGCATTAGCAACTTGCAATCTATTGGATATTAATGTACGAAGAGCAGTATTCGTGCCAGTAAGATTACTATTAACTAGTGTAACTCTGGTTGCTTGAGTTGCAATTGATGCATTTGTATTAGCAAGTGCAGCACGCTCGATTGCACGTGTTTGATATACGGCAGCAGCATTAGCTACCTGCAAACGATCGGATATCAGTGTACGAATAGCAGTATTAGTAGCTTGAATATTGCTACGAACATTTATAATTGACTGGTTGGTATTGGCCAATGCTGCACGTTCAATTGCACGTGTCTGGTATAGTGTTGCAGCATTTGCAACTTGCAATCTGTCTGAGATTAAAGTTCTAAGTGCAGTATTTGTGCCAGTAAGATTGTTATTAACTAGATTAATTCTAGCATTGGTATTAGCAAGCGCAGCACGCTCTACGACTTTAGTCTGATAGATTGTAGCAGCATTTGCAACTTGCAATCTGTCTGAGATTAAAGTTCTAAGTGCAGTATTGGTGGCTTGAATATTGCTACGAACATTTGTGATTGACTGATTAGTATTAGCCAACGCAGCACGCTCGATTGCACGTGTCTGGTATGTTGCAGCCGCATTTGCTACCTGTAGTCTATCAGATACTAAAGCTCTAATCGCAGTGTTTGTGCCGGTAAGATTTGTGTTCAATCTACCAATAGCAAGATTTGTATTTGCTAATGCGGCATTAAAGGTGCTTTCGGAAACTCCGCCACCTCCGCCCCCACCACCTGTCGAAGAAATAGTAATTGTATCGGTTGCGGGGTTTGCAGCTAGTGTGATATTTGCTCCAGCAACAAGAGTTAGTATATCGCCTTTGCTATCAGCAAATATGCTATTGGCACCAACAGTTATGCGAGAAAATGCATTGGCTGCATATCTTGAATCTGCATTTGCTACTTGAAGTCTATCAGAGATTAAGGTGCGTAGCGCAGTATTGGTGGCTTGAATATTGCTACGAACATTTGTGATTGACTGATTTGTGTTAGCTAATGCTGCGCGCTCAATAGCACGTGTTTGATATGTTGCAGCGGCATTAGCTACCTGCAAGCGGTCTGATACTAGAGTGCGCAGTGCGGTATTGGTGCCAGTTAGATTTGTGTTTAGTCTACCAATAGCAAGATTTGTATTAGCCAGTGCAGCATTGAACGTACCAACTGATACTCCACCACCGCTTGTTACAATTGATGCAATATAAGCATTAGTATTGGCAAGAATTTGTTTTACATAAGCATTTGATGCAGCATAAGCTTTAGTTGCAAACTTAGCATCTGCATTTGCAATCCCTAATCTGTTATTAACTAGACCACGAAGTGCCGAATTTGTGCTTTGAATATTATTGTGAATAATATTAACAGAATAGTTTGTATTTGCTAATGCGGCACGTTCAACTGCTTTTGTTTGAAACGTAGCGTTGACATACGAATTTGATGCTAAAGTTTCTACCTGACCTGAATTGGTGGTTATCTTTAGCTGCCCAGTTTGGCTGGACTTTAGTATAGTGTTACCTAAGAATATTGTGCTACCACTTAGATATAGATTTGCATATCTGCGTCCAGGTGAGCCAATATTAAATACGTTATTTGACGCTGGAATAATAGCACGAGTCTGTATGGTAGTAGTAAAATTATTGGTTGACCCACCACCACCACCGGCTACTGTATTAGCTTGCCACTTACCTAGCGTCGCATTCCAAACTAGAGCTTGACCATCAGTTGGGGTTAACGTTGAATTATAATCAACATCATCAAGCCTTCTTAGTAGAACTTCACCAGACCCACCGCCGCTACCAACCATGGCCAGTCTTGATGTTTGAGAACTAATCTTTTGAGATAGCTGTTCAAATCTATCTGTTAGCTGCTTGGATACAGATGATACATCAGCAATTGGACCAGGTGGTCCTGCTTCACCGCGCGGGCCCGCATCACCTCGATCACCCTTAGGTCCAGCAGGACCTACATCACCACGATCACCCTTTTCACCCTTAGACCCTTGCGGTCCCTGCGGTCCTGGAATACCCGGTAGACCACGATCACCCTTAGGACCTTGTGGACCACCAGCAGGGCCGCGAGGACCTTCTGGACCCTGAGGAATTTGACGAATCTCTCCAAGCAGCTTGCTTTCTACACGATCTGCTTCATTCTGTGCAGCCTTAATAGCTGCGGCGAGGATCTTTGCTGCTTCTAGAGATAGAGTCACTTCTTTAACCCTCTTTTTATGCTATTGATCTTATCATCAATATCAATGTCAGATAGATCAATCTTTGAGATATCTATAAACTCATCAGCTTCAATAGATTCTAGCACTTGAGACATATTTTCAATTAGCTTTTTATCATCTTCGGTAAGAGCTACAACACCGTCATCAAAAGATTCTGAGAAAGGTGCTGATTTCTTTGCATTTTGTCTTACATTTTCAGATGAGTCATCTGGCATCATTTCAGGCTGAGATTTATTTGCAGCAACAGCCTGATCCATTTGATCAGCACTATCTATTTCAATTTCAGAACCAAGTTTTTGAATTTCATCATCAGACATACGAAGAACGTTTTTTTGAACCCATTCTTTAGTGTAATACACACCAACGTATGGGCTAATAGTATTCAATAGCTGTAGTCTAGATGTAAGAACTTCTTGATCTTTTAGCTCAGAAAAATAATTGTCTTTTTGGAAATCATATTTGATATATGATCTCATTTCGTACCATTCTTCACGACTCATGACACCCTTAAGGGCTAACTGAATACCCATTAGATGATCAAAGAGCATTGTGAAGCGATGACGCAGACGACCTATGAATCGAGCAAACTTAACTTCATCTCTGGTAATTTCATTTGAACGACCGAGTGTAAATGAACCATTAGGGTCGAGACGTGAGATGGGAACCGATAGAGCCTCATACAGCTTCTTACGGAAATAATCTACATCTGTCATCTCACCAAGATTTTGACCACCAGGCAGAGTTGTAATTTCTGTGCCTCTAGCACCCTCGCGGCGCGGTAGCCAAAAGTCCTCAAGCATTGTCATGAACTTGCGGTCATCTCTGACTTCGCCCGTCGATGCATCATAGACGAGACGATTTTTGTGCTTGATCATAATATCACGAAGATATTGTTCAGCTTTCGGCTTAGGTAGATTACCAACATCGATATAGAATATGCGACGTTCTGGCGCGCGGCTAAGGCGATAGATTACAACCGCATCCTCAAGCATTCTGACCTGATTTAGAGGCTTAATTGCCTTATGCAGATAAGATAGCACCATGCGATTTCTATTATCAAGTAGACCCGAATTTACGTAACAAACTGAGTCTGGTGAAATCTGAACACCCTGCGAATGAGCCGCGCCAGCAAGACCAGATGGGTTATAGAGATAATATTCAGAATATGCTGGGACCGTAGGGTTTCTCTCTTTAGCCGAATCACTATTCTGTTTCTTTTGAGGGATACGAACTTTGCGAATGCGACGAGGGTCAATATAACGAAGTTCTTTAATACCCTCACGTGGGTTCTTGATATCAATCATGATATGATAGTAAAGTCTACCATCAACGTACCAACGGCGAAAAATTTCGTAGCAGATATTAGAGAAATCTAGAAGCTCAAGTATTTGATCAAATTCTTCTTCAATGCGCTTCTTAACTCTGGATGATTGCTTCAAATCATCCATGACAATTCGAACTACGCTTGCGTCAGCATCAGTAACTAAAGCTTCATTTACAATATCATCAACTGCTGCTTCAACTTCAGCATTCATTGACATTTCACGATAGCGAGAGATAAGCTCGGCTTCGCTTTTGGCAGTGCCTTCTAGATCGACAAATGTGCCATATGCACCACCGGGCGCAATTTCTACCGCGCCATCATCTTTCTGCTCTTGAACAAATGACGGTATCTGAGCAGCCTTTTTGGCTTCATCCTCAGCCTTACCGATGCGGAAGCCAAATAACTCTATAGCCATCAAAAGTCCTCAAAAAAATAGGTCCGCTATATTTAGCGGACCTATCGGTTAGTTCCGCGTTGCGGGGTATCGTTATACCGCAAGCGTTCCGGTATTGCCAGGTGTTGTCAGATCCCAGTAGTCATATGCAAATTCAACTGGGAAAGTTTCAACCTGTTCACCGTTATCCCATGCAAGATCAATAGCGCCGACCTCTGTTGGGAAGATATTTACAAAGCGATATGTACGTAGAGCCTCACCAGTCTTTGCATACTGAGTTACAGTAGCAGTTGTTCTATATGAAGCCGTAGTAGCTAGATTGGCTGCTCTCAAGTTTGACTGATGAGTATTGATTGCGTTGCTCCAAATTTCCATTGCAGAACGCACTTCAAAATCTTCATCGTTTAGAATATCGACTCTCCAGTTTGCAAATGTGCGAGTGCCTGCAATCTTGATACGGCGACCGTAGTAAGCTTGCTCAATTACACCGACGCTGCTCTGAGGAATCTGGGCAGCTCGGCACGTAAATGACACTCTAGCGCCAACATTAGGTACGCCCGCAGGCGTATCGATGATAACGCTAAAGAGCGAGGGGCGGGCGCCACCAAATGGGAGCCCGGCCGACGCAAATTCTGAGACATTAAATGGCATGTCTTATCTCCCTCTTACCGCGCCTTATGCTCGACCGACAACTTCGGTAAACTCGACGCCGGTGCGGACCGCGACGAAGTTCAGCTGAATAAAGTTAATTGATCTTGCCGGCTTAACATAGATGTCACCGACAAATTCATTACGGTCGATCACCTCAGGTGTATTGTTAGACTCGTCGCACACAACGCGGAAATCGTAGATGCCGCGACGACCCTGAACATCACGCAAGAACGGCTCGACAAGATTACGGAACTGAGCGCGCGTAAACTCGTCATTGAACTCAAACAGCGTAAACTTGGCTGCCGTGCTAATGGCCTTCTCAAGTACGATGAAGAGGCGGCGCACATTGATACGATCAAATGCAGACGGCTTAGAAAGAAGGGTCTTGTCACCAAACAGAACAGTTCCCTGACCTGGGAATGTTACTACTGGGTTAACACCATTCTTGTAAAGCTGATCGCGTTGTGCCTTTGTCGGGTTGAATGACAGCTTGATAATATTCTTTACCTGCCCACGATTGAACCCGGCCGGGCTGAACCAAGGGTCGCGCTCATTGTCTGTGCGAACCATTAGACCAGCTGTATCACCATTTAGCGGGACGTAGCGATACACATCATTGTATTTGTCATAGATGTACTTGTATGCGCTATCCAACACAGCATATGAAGATGACGGAAGAGCATTTCTATAAGTGATTATGTCATCAACTTCCTTACCAACATACGATGAGTTATTTACTACACCAACTCTAGGCGGTGAGATAACAGCGATGCAATCCTTACGAACTTCCGCAACGTTATTAATTACGTGAAGATTTTTGGTAACACCACCATTACCTGTTAGAAGTAAAGAAATATCAACTTCTTCAGGATTTGCAAATTTATTATACCCAACGATATAATCAGC